TTGATGCCCTCAACCTTACGTGTCAACGTAGGGATGTTGAATGTCCACTGTGACTCAAGGTCAGTCATTGCAATGATCGTGTCTAAGTCAATATCCTCCCACTCAACCTTGAGGTTGGGAGTAAAGTCATCGCCGTACTGCTCAAGCATCTGACGTAGTGGGTCAAGGCTGGACTTGCTACCATTTACATAGTCGAAGCCAAGGTTGGCAATGTCTTCACCTACTACCTGTTGGAACAGTTTGGATAGCACCTCCTGTGCTACGTCACTGCCCATAGGTTGCTCCTTACTCACTTGCTGGAACAGATGACTGTACGCCTGTTTCTGTGCAGTTGTGAGGGTAGGGTTGTTCGCCATGAACAGAGCCTCAATCTCTGCCGGAGTAACGGTACGCTCGTAACGATCCATTGCTGTGTCGATTGCTTGCTTGATCTTACGGACATCCTTGCTGAACAATCGGTCGGGGCAACGTGCGCCACGGTGATCGTCATAGAAAGTCTTGTCCATCAAGCTTCGGATAAGGGATAGTTCCATGTGTGTCAGTCTCCTAGTGCTGAAAGGTTTGCCATGTCGGTTGGCTGTTTGTATTTAATATCGTCTGTAAGTCGCAGTACCTTTACGGTGTCTACGTAACCCCGTAGTTCCTTTGCGAACTGTAGGGTCTTGGGTAAAGCATCGGGGTCTAATGCTATTATCGCCGTTGAGAATTGCGATAAGTACTCCTTATGTCCATTGGACAATGACGTACCCAACACAGCTACCCCAACATATACACCACCATCACCTACAACGGCAGCACTTATGCAATCCTCAACGACTACCGCAGTTTTACCACGTCCAGAACAGTATGGCAATACACTTTTTCCATACCGCTTCCACTTGGGTATACGATTACCAAGTGATCTGCCCGTAGCATCTACAGTAACTCCACCATGTACAACAGGGAACACCACACGATGTTCCTTCACATCGTACATAAGTCCTAACTGTTGTGCATCAAGCTCCCATTGTTCACAGAAACCTGCAATTTTATTGTAATCACGTACAAACGAATCGGGTCTAACAAATGTTGATACGTGTGTCTCTTCTGCAACATGACCTAACGATCTACGTATGTCATCCGCAGTTAGTGTAGTACGAGTACCACCTGATACAGAGCAACTTGCCTTGTAACAATTCCACATGATAGTACCCATGTTATTTGTAACGGTGAACGTATTCTTAGTATTACATGATGGACAAGTCATACGTCTTGTCTCACCATTTACTAATGATAGATCACTTATAATGTTATTTATATTCATAAGTACTATTCACTTTCTGTGTTACTCGCTACCACTCGATTGTACACTTACATTTCTCTGTGTCAATGCACTATTTGCAGAGTGGTACGTATTTTTTAGATATGGTTTCACGGAAGACACATGTGCATGTCCTGTTACGGACATAACTTGGGGTAGTGGTACACCTGCATCAACCATCTGTGTTACTCCTGTTCTACGTAAGTCCATAAGACGTAGTTCCTCTGGTAAACCAGCTAACCGCATGACCCTGCGGCCTACTTTTGACAGCCTCTCCATTGCATACGGTACATATGCACCCTGTACAGGGCGTGGGTGAGGTGCTACGTACTCTTGAAAACCAAAGTCATTACGTTGGTCGTTGAGCATTGAACATAGATCATCAGAGATGGGCAGTGTTACGTCAGCCCTACGCTTACTCTGTTCTAAGTTAAGTACTTGTTTAGACAGACTAATGTTCTCCCACTTGAGGTTGCGCATGTCACCTAATCGTTGACACCATTCGTATGCCATCTGCACAATGAGACCAAGGTTACGGTACTCATAGTCACTGTAGGCTACATCAAGGAACTTGATAACGTCACCGTGTGTCCACACTACCTTACGTTGAGGTGTAGACTTACGCTTAATGTTAGCCCACGGATTCTGTGTGGTATGCCCCATCTGTATTGCATAGTTGTACACTCTACTGGCACAAGTGGCGGCATGATTAGCAAAGCTGATGCCACGCTTAACCCACTCCTCATACGCAGCCTTGGCAATCTTTGGTGTAACCAATTCATACTTACGTGTACCCATCGTTTGGTGGAGGACAGTTAGGAAGTATCTGTAATCCACTTTAGTGTTAGGTCGTAACATATTGAAATCATTAGACTGGTAGTAAAAGTTTATCAAGTCCGTCACCTTGCTGTTAGGCTTTACTTGTATAACAAGAGACTGCTCATGCCTCCACGCATCAATGGCTGCGTTGTGTTCCTTCACAATCTTGCGCACCTCCTTCATGTCACTGCCGTACTCCTCACGTTGCACGACACCTTCATCTACAAGGGACTGCGGTGGGTTGAAGCGGTATGAGATCACCCCAGAGGGTGACACTCGTTGTTGTACGTAACGTGGTAGTTTAGGCATAGACTATGCAGCCTCCAACAAACGGAACCTGTCATCACTGACCCACTTACTTACCTCTTGCTCACGTGACCACATAGACATAGCCTGTGTGTCGTTGCCAGTGTTCTTGAGGTTGAACCCATTGCGTTCATCTGCATAGGTAGCATAGTTAGTCATAGCACTATACAGTGCAAACTTATTGTGACCACGGGTCGATGCCTCTTGCATGTACAAGCTGTACATCTTCTCTGACTTACGCTTAGACCCCAGCATATCATCAAGCAAAGAGCTTACGTCTACATACTTTAGGTCAGTATGTGCCCACACCTGCATCTGTTGGGCTTGCTGGTAGAAGTCTGTACGGGCACGGTTAAGCTCATAGATGAAGCTCTCCATAGAGAAGTTGGATGTGTTCTTCTTGCGCACTTTGTCGTGATCTCCTGTGATCATACCATTGGTACAAAAGAAATCAATTGCACCAAAGAATACTTGGTTACTGCATGACCCATCAATACCGTGCAGACTGATGATACGATTACCGATCGCAGTTTCAAACTTGTCTGTGCTGATGTCCATAGTGACATTGGGCAAAGTGATGTCGAGCATAGCCCACGCACCATTACGTGCAGTTTTGAAGTTGTACTTAGCACCATCAAGATCATCGTTAGATAACGTCTCTGTGGCTGTATCTACTACCCCACGAAAGAAGTCACCATGCGATGCACACTTGAAAGATTTACCAACAATACCAAGTGGTTGGCCTGTACTTTGATTGATGACGTACTTCTTGTCGGGCATACGTGTGTCCTCAAATGCTACGTCAAAGTCTAAATATTCTGGAATATCAAACGGCATACTATTCTCCTATGATTGTATGTACGGCAACTGTGCCATAGTTATGTAGTATATGTCCACCCCTGTACTAGTAACGATAAGCTATCTGTAGAATAGGTGTGACCCATAAGTCACAGTCTTAGATAGGGATGCACTCCAGTACGGGTTAACGTACCTTGCATGATAGTGTGTAGCACCGTTGGTAACGTCAGGCACTACACCTGTGAGTACTTGATTGGCTACCAGCACGGACCTTGCCCATGCCAGTATCTCTTTGGGTTCGTCAGGTTTACCGTCACAGTACCATGTAAACTGGCACTTGAACCTGCCCTTCTCATAGCCTTGATGCACTACGGAGCATACATCATCAGGCCATCGTCCACTTGCAACCCTGTTGAGTACAACATGAGCCACAGCGGCTTGACCCTGCAACGGTTCACTACGTGCTTCGTGATACACATTGAGGGCCAAGCACATTAACGCTGCGCTAATCATTGGAGCACCATAGGTGAATCATGAATGTATCCATAGCTTGTGTACTCTGTATGTACGTACTCAGCACAGTCAATGAACTCAATCTTTGTGCCGGGATGGTCATGAATAGCCATGTGAATTGCAAATTCAACTGCACTGTTCCAACTGTTTACAGCGGGATACGTAGTGTCGAGCTTGACTACGGACGCTACACCGTCAATCTCAAGCGTTACGTCATATGCCATAGTAACCATGATTAGTTCTCCAGTTTTAGGTTGGGGAAGGCATTACGAACTCTGTATCCAACAGTGCGTACTGACTGCATAGTGCTGTGGTAACAGTCACCTTCTAAGTCAATCATCTCTTGGTCAAAACTCATCATCGTGTCAGACACAAATCGTAGTACATCTTTCTGTGTGTCTGTAAGATTGTTAAATGCTTCACGCATAGGCTTCTCTTTGTTTTCACGTTCAAGTTTCCATTGCTCTTGACGGGCAAGTTCTTCTTCATTTGGAATATATGGCATAGTTGTATCTCCTATCCTGCAAAATGCCCAAGCTTACGGGCGGTGTTAAGTGTTTTGAAAAAGTATACTGTACGTCTACCAAAGTGGTAAGCTACAGATGTCTGCATACGTTGACGCTTGAACCATCCCCGTGATTGAGACTGACGCTTACGCATCAGCCCCTTCTTACCAAAGAAGTTAAAACGAAACCCTTTTGTACCATCATTCAATGGTTTTGTTGCTACAATTACAAACATATTATGCTACTCCTTCAAGTTTGCTGTCAATCTCTTTCAGCCATGTAACTAAGTGCTTACGCTGACGCATCAGCTTACCACGCTCCATGTTGTTTTTGCCCTCAATTAGGCCATGTGCTTTGAGCACTTGTACACGGTACTCAATACGGTTCTGCAACTCATTGAGTTCCTCAGACATAACACGCAAAGATGACGTTTTCCAATTATCCACAATGTAATCATCAATTACAGAGTAATTGTATGTGTACTTATGTGCTCTCTTCATGTGGAATGTGTGCTGTACATACAGTTCTGGGTTAGTTGATTTAACTACTGGGCGGGTTGTTGTGTTAGTGTTGGTCATGTTGTGTTAGCTCCTTTTAAGCTGCTGAGGTAAGTTCAAGTGTTAAGTCAATGCTGTGCCATCCTACTGGCATACATACATGGGCATATCCTGTATCTAACTGTACAAGTATATCACCTACTGACATACTGTATCGGTCACGGATATTGGCGGTCTTGATGGAACCGTCACCGTATCCATTGCCTTCATCAAAGATGGCTTCAAATGGTGTACGATCCCTGTCTTCAATGTCGTGCATAATCATGGTAGGTTCATACATATTGTGAAACAAACCGTCATGCACCGCATCTTCTACGGTATCTTTGTTGGGCATACCCAATGCAAAGTACGCTTTGGCATATACAGATGTTGGCATACTGTTGATGCGCTCACTGTCTACATTTGTACGTTGGTAAATCATATATACTGACATGGTTAGGCTACCTTGTTGCTGCGGTAATTGGTTACACTGTTACGCAATGTCTGTTTACGCTTGCGTTCTTTGTCACGTTCACGTTTCCAGTCATCATTGAATTTAGACTGTCCAACATTGGACGCTTTTCGTTTAGTCATCTTGATGAAGTTTTGCATCTCGTATTGCACTGTACTTCTCCTGTTTGCGGTTACGTTTAGCTTTGCTACCCTTCTTAGGTAACACTACCTGTGGGGCTTTGCGCTCTTGCAGCATAGCCTTTGCCACAGGATTTACAATCCCCACAGATACTTTTTTAACCATGTTCAAATCCATATGTTACACATTCTACATGATACCGTGACACTACGTCACCAGTATCCAAGGCACGGTTGGCACGATTGCCAGCTACATACTCACACCATGTGTTCCACCAGTACTCGCTGCCCTCAACTTGAGTCAGTTCAACATACTGTTCAACCTTCTTGCGTACAGTGGCAGGTTTCATGGTGGCAGGTGGTGACTTCACAAGGTTAGGTGAGATACCCAAACGCTTGATGTTGTGGCTGTCAATACAGGCTACGTTAAACCCAAGGCATTGGGCAAGGAAGGCAGCTTTGACCATGCCAAGATTGGGCACATCCATAAACAGTTGTATGACATCGGCACAAGCCTCAACACTTTCGTAACCTTTGGTATCTGCAATGTGGTACAGCTTACCGTATAGATAATCTTTGTGGTCATTGAGGTATTCGTAACCGTCTGACTTTTTACCCCATAGGCAATCGGCACGATAGCCGTCACGTTCTACCTTCACCATGCTACTACGGACAGTGGACAGGCCAGCTTGTATCGTAAGCAATACGAATAGGCCAGTGTTTACCAAGGCATCTGGGCCACGCCACTTTACGAAGGCTTTGATCTCATTTACATCACGTTGATACATTGTATGTATCCTTTCAAAAAGTGTCCAACATTGGACGGTTTCAATTAGGCAAACGCCTCATCCCATTCGTCAGGTGTGATACCTGTCATGAGGAACTCACGATCCTCTGGAGACAATTGTGGCATAGCATCCTGTATACATTTACCACCATTCTTCCAATTGTCATACTGACGGTGTGTGAAGAACATCAGGCGGCAATTTTCTTCGCCTGACATGGTTGATTTTCTTGTTACGAAAACAACATTACCATCGTAGCCTTTGGGATAAAGCAACTGCATTTTAGCATCCTTTTAAAGTGTCCAACATTGGACGGTTTGTTTCAGTGTTAGTATTAAACATATGTTATATAACACTTTCACTAAAGTATCAGTGTTATATAACTATGTAATACTACTTGTCAAGAGGGGAAATATGGTAGCCACCAACATTGGGAATAAATAATCCATAGCCATCTGTATCGGCATAACCAAAGGTTACAAGCAACAAATAGGCAAGTGCTGCACTGACCAATACATAGGTAACAAGTACGAGGCGAATTTCAGCTTTAGTCATTTTTAACATCCTTCCATCCACTATCGTGGATCAATGTAGGAACACGGCGTTTCAACTCCTCTGGAGTGACCGTGTTGGCAATCAAAGTGTCCAATGTTGGACGGTTCATTTCTTCTGCCAGTTCACAGAACTGTGCCATAGCGGTGTCAAGCATAGCTTGCTCAACACCAGCTTTGAATGTGGATACTTTGTATCTCATGCAGCTTGACGCTTTTCAAGTGCAGCCATCAGATCAGTGATGATCTCTTCAAGATCAAGCTCATTCAATTCGGCTTGAGCAATGATGGTATTGACCATCACTTTGTGAGAGATACGAGGCTTAGTTGTATCAGCCTTTGGCTGTTCTGCATCGGACTGTCCAACATTGGACGTTTCACCTTCGGTGGTTGCTTCTTCATCAGCTTTAGCTGCATCTCGCATTGCTTTCTGCAAAGCAGTAAGTGAAGTACCTTTGAACTTACCATCTTCGATGAACTTGCGGCACTCTACTTCGTTTTCAACGAACCACAGAGCTTCGGAACGGCGGCGGCGATCAATTACATTGATGCCATACATAGTTAGCGTTTGACGGCTTATCTGACCAGAATCCAAAGTGGATTGAGCCTTCAACTCTTGTAAGAGTTTGCCAAGTCTTGTGTCGAAGCCAGAGGCTTTGATGGTATGTTTCAGACTGTTAGTCTGTTTCCAGATTGATGCTAAGGCTTTGCCTTCTTTTACGAGAGCTGAGATTGTAGTACCTTCGGTAGTTTTTGTTGTTGCTGAATTTGTCATTTCGGTAGTCCTTCTTTATCTATACTCTGTTTATATGAGAGAACCTATATCTCTCACAAATAGTGAGATATAGTTCTCTTTATAAACTAGTAGAGTATAGTATAAGTTGTCAAGTCGGTTTCTCATGACGTGATCCTCTGTGCGGGTCGTTTCCCATGCTACTGCAGTAATTACAAGTAATTACGAAGTTCGTGCGCTAAACTCACGTGACAAGCTCAGTTTGGATATGGTCACCATTTGTGTTGCATATTTGTCATATACTTTGTATATGGTATCGTCCAATGTTGGACACTTCAATTGACCATTGGCAGAGCTATGCACGGCTTGTGTTGGTATGTGATGTGACCATCTTCGATGGAGGGTATGGTATTTGTACTCGGCATTAACAACACATCTTCGATGTGAAAATCCCCCTGTTTCTATCACCATTTATGGT